CTTGAATCAGAAAAAAATAGAATAAAAGAATTAGAATAAGAAATTGAAATGTTAAAGAACGAGAAAAATGATAAAATGAGAGAAGAAGAAAAGAAAAAAGCAGAAGCAGAAAAGAAAAAAGCAGAAGAAGAACAGAAAAAGAAAGACGCAGAAGGTACTACTAACCCAGACGGAACACCAATGAGTAGCAACACTACTCAGAAAACACCAGATCAGTTGTTAGGTGAATTAAATACTAGTATGAATCAACTTGTCCAATTGGCAACAACACAAACTATGTTAGCCAAAAAACAACTTGGTGTTAGTGGTGAAGCAGTTGGAGATTTATATTCTTCTGTATAACAAAAAAGAACTTGCTTTTATAGCAAAAGGATGTATAATATAAGATATGAGTTGGAAAAAATACTTTACACCAGTTAACGCTGATAATACAGGCGGAAGTTACAGCCCAATTAGTGGCGGCGGACGTCCCGGCCCTGCACGAGCAAACTATAGTTCATATTTGCCAGATGTATATGCAGGTGCACCAAATCGTATCGAACGTTATATGCAGTACGATACAATGGATATGGATTCAGAAGTAAATGCTGCATTAGATATTCTTGCAGAATTTTGTACAGATAAAGATAGAGAAAACGCAACACCGTTTCATTTCCATTTTAGACAGCAGGCAACTAATGTAGAAACTAGACTATTAAAAGATGCGCTACAAAAATGGACTAAATTAAATCAAATTGATAAACGAATTTTTAGAATTGTAAGGAACACATTTAAATATGGAGACTGTTTTTTCATTAGGGATCCAGAAACTAAAAAACTTTTATACGTGGATCAAACCAAAGTCACAAAAATTATTGTTAACGAATCCGATGGAAAGATTCCCGAGCAGTATGTTGTAAGAGATATTAATTTTAATTTTAAAGATTTAGTAGCAACGACTCCACACAATACAACTAACACTTCACCTAGCGGAACGAGTTCTTATACTTCCGGGGGTGGATTTGGTAGAGGAATGGCAGGTCAAGTTCCAACACCATCAGGCACTAGGTTTCAAAGAGAAGCAAATGAAATTGCTGTAGATGCAAAACATATGGTACACATTTCATTATCAGAAGGATTAGATCAAAATTATCCTTTTGGTAATTCACTTTTAGAAAGTGTTTTTAAAGTATACAAACAAAAAGAGTTATTAGAAGATGCGATTATTATCTATCGTATTCAACGTGCGCCTGAACGTAGAATTTTTTACGTTGACGTAGGTAATATGCCTGCGCATATGGCAATGAGCTTTGTTGAAAAAGTTAAAAACGAAATACAACAAAGACGTATTCCAAGTGCAACAGGTGGAGGTACAAGTGTTATTGATGCTAGTTACAATCCACTATCAACTAATGAAGATTACTTCTTTCCGCAAACAGCAGAAGGACGTGGCTCTAAAGTTGAAACACTACCAGGCGGAACTAACCTAGGTGAAATTACTGACCTACGTTATTTTACTAATAAATTATTCCGTGCTTTACGTATTCCAGCAAGTTACTTGCCTACAGCAATTGACGAACAAGCAAATACAGTAAGTGACGGTAAAGTAGGAACTGCTTATATTCAAGAATTACGTTTTAACAAGTATTGTGAAAGACTTCAAGCAAACATTGTAGAATCATTAGATTTAGAATTTAAAATGTGGTTAGACAGTGCAGGTGTTAACATTGACCCTAGTATGTTTGAACTAAAATTTAATCCACCACAAAACTTTGCTGCGTATCGTCAAGCAGAACTTGATACTACTAGAGCAAACATCTTTGGTGCGATACAACAAGTTCCACACTTGTCTAAACGTTTTGCACTAAAACGTTATCTTGGTTTAACAGCAGAAGAAATTGCTGAGAACGAGAGAATGTGGAAAGAAGAAAATGCAGGCAACTTACAACCACCTACTGATGCAGCAGGCGAGTTGCGAGGAGCAGGTATTACTCCAGGCGGTATGGAGACAGATATGGGAGACCAGACTGCACAAGCGCCTGAAGATATGGCAGCAGCGGCTGAACCAGCAGGCGGAGAAGGGGATGCGGCAGGCGGCACAGAAACTCCTGCCTAGTCATAAATAGTAGTATGCTTCTAAGAGAATTTTTATATTTTAACGATGAGATTAATGACTTTGCAGTTGACCGTAGATACGACAACAGCAAAGACAGTTCTGTATTGCAACGTGACGATACAAGAAAGATCAGACTAACTCTTAGACAGATCAACGAAATTAGAATGCAGGCTGAAGCACACGCTGCCGAGAAAGAATCGGAACTAAATTTTATTAGGCAGATGTATGCAGCACCAGTTGAACCACAAGAGTAACCGAAAAAGATTTCAAAATGATGCTGCTTTCGTTCTAGGTAACGGAAACAGTAGACTTGCAATTGATTGCCCTAGTTTAATAAACAAAGGTACAGTCTACGGTTGCAACGCACAATATAGAGAATTTGATCCACACTTTTTAATAGCAGTTGACGTTAAGATGGTTAACGAATTAATTGATGCTGACTATCATAAAAAAGGAACTATTTGGACAAATCCTAACAAAGGCATAAAAACAAAATCAAATATTAACTTATTTTCACCACACAAGGGTTGGTCAAGCGGCCCTACTGCATTATGGTTT